GTGCTTGGTATGGTGGTAAAGTTATAACAGCTGCTAGTAAAACAAGAACAGCACAGAATCTTAGTAAGGCAGCTGTGAAATTTGGTAAGATACAAGCTGATGAAATAGGTATGAAAGCCCATACTCTTTTAAAGAAGAAGCATGGGAAGAATTATACAAGATATAAAGATGATCCATTATACCCAACTGTAGATGTAACTGATCTTAATAGACGGGCTGATTTACAAATGAATTTAGAAAGATCTATTGATTATCCTTATAGTATGAGTCCTAGAGCAGTCAATGATCTTGGTAGAGCACCTACGATTGGCGAGATGTTTGATATTAAAAATATACTTCAAGATCAATCAACTGAATTACTTGAACAAGCTAAAAATCCTAATATATCTTTAGCAAAAAGAATGGAGTTAGCTAAGACGGGAGTAGGTTATACAGCGGCAGGTTGGTACGAATACCCTGGATTTAGAAAGGCATCAGGTAAAATGACAGGAGATGGAAGACCTTATCTACAATCCTTTAAATCTCCTCAAACACTAGCAGGTCAAGATAGGGGAATAAAATTTGAGACTTTCAGAAAAGAAAATCTACCAAAATTAAAAGAAGAATTTGGTCCTGCATTAGAAGCATTAGGGATAAAAGGTGGTGCTCAAATACATCATATAGCTGCATTAAAAGCTACTGCAGGGATCTATCATAAGACTCAATACATGAGTCCACTATATAGAGAAATTACTGATACTTTACTAGAAGAATTACCCGGATTAGGTGATATGGAAGGTAATTTATTAGGAGTTGTAGGTGGTTCAAAGGAAGTTAAGACACCACATGGTATTGTCCATAAATTTTATAAAGATAAAATAGGTGAATCAGGAGAGAAATTCTTTACTGATGATGTATTAGAACGAATGACTTATAGTAAAGAATTCAGGTTAATGAAAGCTAGAGAATTAGCTCAGATAATTAAAAGATCGGAAGCTATAGTAAAGCAAGCAATGGAAAATTTCCAACTTACTCATTCAAGACTTATTGATGATGTTGATGACTTAGTTGAACGTTTAGCTAAATTTGATGATGATGGTTATCTAAAAATAGATAAAGATTATCAAGTTTCTAACATGAATGAACTGATAAAAACTATCAAATTCCAAGATGCAATAGATCCTATAATACCAGCAGTTAAAGAAATAAAGAATCCTAAAGCATTAGATGCATTAGCAATTGCTGTTGAAGAAGGTCTATCTTCAGTTAAAGCATTGAGACAGCTGGAGTTTGGTAAACAATTAGAATTTGCAATTGATCAAATAACACCTGAAAACTTACCTTTAATTCAGAAAGCAAGACGAGGTACAACACCGGGGAATATAGCATCACCTGATTACGAAACTCCTTCTCAAAAAGGACAAGAATAACACACACACTGGAGGCAATTAACTTATGACAGAAACTAGTGGAAATTATGATGATTGGGTTAAAGAAGAATTAAAAAAGGATAAGAATGCAAAGAAAACAGATTTTTATCCAGATAAAGATTTAGCTACAAGAAAAAAAGAAGCAGAGACACCACCACCTAAAAATGAAGAATCTGACGAACTAACAACTAGACAAAAAGCAAGTAAGGTTGCTAAAGCAGGAGCTGATGCCGCTGGTCAAATGGCTGCAGCTCATAGCCGATCTTGGCAAGGTTTAACTGGTGGTACTACAGAAGTTAGTGATTCTAGTAAAAACTTTACAATGGTAAGAGAGTCAAGTGGGGATGTACTTACAGCAGCAGAAAGAAAACGATTAGAAAAAATGTCTAGTGGTTATGGATAACGTTGTATCTGCCCTACAACAAGACTTCAAACTCTTCCTACAGGCTCTGTGGGATCAGTTAGATCTTCCTTCACCTACAAGAGCCCAGTATTCTATAGCCGACTACTTACAGCATGGACCAAAAAGATTACAGATCCAAGCCTTTAGAGGTGTTGGTAAATCTTGGATTACTGGTGCTT